CCGCCATATTTATTTGATGTGTACTTTGCCATATTAATCTAATCTTCCGTCATCTTTAAATGAACAATTAAACACTATTCCTTTTCCCCTTCCATTGTATTCTGTGCTTTCTAATTCCCAATATTTACTTAAATAGTAAATTTGAAATTTTCTTTGCGGTGAAATACTTGCAGAATCTAATTGCAAATCAGAATCCCAACGAACTAAAAAAGCAACTTTTAAAGTTCCTGTCACAGTATCATCTTCAACTTTTTCTGTTCCTTTATGTGGAACAATTTTAGACCAAACACTTTTTAATGTTGACCTACTATTTGAATAACCACCATAAGAATCTTGCGTTCTTGTTAATTGATAGATAGTTATATAAGTATCTAATTCACCTGCTTTTAATAAACCTTCTTTCATTAGTATTCAAAAATTCTATATGGTTCTAATAAAAATTCAGATGTTGTTGGCATTCTTTTTACTGTATCTTCTCTCTTTTCATATAAACTTCCAATTATTAACAACACCGCTTGTTTAATTGTTTCTGGAACGTCTGATGCACTTGAACCATAACCATTAACAAAAGTTATTTTAATTGCATCTGCTCTAGCATATAAACTAGGAAAATTTTTTCCATCCGCAACTTCTATAAAACCTTTTTGATTTTCAGGTTTTACAACATTATAATTTGAAGATGCCCAAGTTTGTAAAGAATTATCAGAATCATAATATTTTATGTGACTAACTGAACTTATTGGTGCTTTAGGTAAAAGAATTTGTGCTAAACCTGTATATGGCGAATAATAACCACCAACAGGATAAGTGTATGATTTTAACAAATTAGATGTTGTTCCTAAAGTTGCATTTGAAACAAACACATCATTCCATGCTTCCATTGTCATTTCATAAGTTGATTCAGTAAATGAACCACCACAATACTTTTCCGCATAATATTGTGCAACTTTTATTAATGTTGCTATGTAAGTATCTTCCGCAGAATGTGTAACTCTTAAATGTGTTTTAGCTTCAGCAGTTGTTAAAATTTCTGTTCCTGTTGTTGTTTTGGTTAGTCTAGCCATTATCTTTTTTTGTATTAAAAAATAAAATAATATTAATTATGCTTCAGATAACTGAACAAATGCAGTATCATTTTGAACCGCATTTCCATCAACAAGTGATGTCACAACCATTCTTGCTTCTCCTGTTCCTGCGTTTGTGTATGGGTCAAATAAAATATCTAAACCTCCAAACTGTGCAATGTGACATTTTGAGAAATCTCCAAATAAAACGTGTGCTTTATCCGCAGTTCCATCAGATGCAACATTTCCTGAAACAAATGAAAAATATGAATTTACAGACTTGTCTATATTGTCATATAAAGCAGATACACCAGTAGCTTGAACCGCAGTTTTTGCAGCAGCATAAGCATCAGCATCCATTAAATATGCCATTCTTGCACCCTGTAAATTAATACCATTTGCAATTAATGTTTGTTCCATACTAACCGCACTAGCAGCAGAAAAAGCAGTTGTAGGACCAGTTGCAGCATCTCTAAAGATTGATTCAGGACCATTTGAAACATCACCATCAGATTGTAATAATGCACTCTCTAAAGTAGATGCAATATTAGCTGCCATGTTTCTTCTTAAAGCAGCTTCAAGACCAGTGTTTTGTGCCATTGCTTCAGCAGATACATTAACAATAGAAATCATTTTCTTTGGTGATAATGTAATTGAACTTGCAGTTCCATTTGCAGCAGGTGCAGAACCACCAGTTTCAGCAACGAACCCTGAATTTATACTTGAAAAAACTGGAAATTTCATGTTGTTTAGACCACCATAAAAATTTGCCCCTGCACTAGCAAGAACCAAATTGTTTTCTAACTGGTCTGTCCATGACATAACTTCAGTTGCATTTCCTGCTGATGTTGCAACCGCAGCTCTAGTTGTTAAAACTGATGATGGTATTCCAATCCCTTTAAATGATTGACCTGTGTATCTAGCTTCATTTCTAGCTTCTTGGTCCATCTCTTTAACAAGTCCCTCCATTCGTCCTGAATATGCTTGTTTCATAGCATCTTGAAAGGAATAATCTCTTATTTCTTTAGATTCTTTTGTTGAAACTGTACTTGTAGATTTAGATGCAATACTTGCATTTAATTTCTCCATTCTTTCTGACCTTTCAATTTTTTTGTCTAGGTCTTTAATTGTAGAATCAAACGCATCAAATTCGTTTGTTTCTTCTTCTGTTAAGTCGCGCTTTTCTTCTTTTGCCTGACTTACAAGAGTTTCCATATTTTCAATAATGGTTGCTCTTTCTTGTTTAAAATTTAAACTATCCATTTTTTTTGTTGTTTTTAATTATTTTTAATTTTAATTCCATCAGGTTTCGTTTGTGCAAATCCTGTTTTATTTTTTGATTTTCGTGTTTTTCTTTTTGTAAATTCAAATTTCTTTGTGCTACACTTGAAACTTGTGCGGTTGCTTGAGGGTAAGCAGGGATTGTTACAGGAGATACGTCTATCAAACGAGCAACTTTTTCAATTGTTCTAATGTGTTCACCATCTTTTCTTTCCCATGAATCTTCTTCAACTATAAATCCAAATGATGATTGTGAGATGTTTCCTGCCCTTAAATTAATCAATAAATCATTTCCGTATGATAAACCTTCAGGAACATCAAAAGAGTATCTTAGACCTTTCGAATCAACACTTAAAGTCAATGAATTATTGTCTGTTCTGGCTAAAGGATAATTCATATCGTGATTTATTAAAGCTACAACAGAATCTTCCATAACACCATCAAATGCCCTTTCTGAAATTAATTCTCTAAAGCCACCTAGATTTTCTGATAATGAATTAAAAACAGAAGCATAACCAACAACCCTTCTTTCATTGTCTTGGTCTAATCTCATTTCAGTTGTAATAAAAGTTCTTCTTTCAAATCCTTCTTCTTTAGTTAAACTTCTATACATATCTTCATCATGGTCGCCTTTTGCAACTTCTTCTTCTTCAATTACTTCTTCAACCATTTCTTCATCTTCTTCATATTCTTCATCTTTTAAATAATGAATAACATAATGTGTTTCCGTTTCTTCAATTTTATCAATGTGCCTTTTATCTATTTTTTTCATATCAATATTTTTTTCTTCTTTTTCTATTTTTTCTAATTTTCTTTTTGACCATGTCCTCATGCTTTCACCACCCCACAATAAATAACTTATTGTTCCACATGCTTCATCATCAGAAGGATTGTAATATTCTTTTGCTCTAGACAAATAAGAATAAACTCTTTTTAAAACTGACAATGAAAATCCTCTTTTTGCAACTATATCTTTTGCACGATTTTTTCCAACCAAAGTTGCACATTTATTTC